CACCCGAACTAGAAACCTGTAGTTGATGAGTCGTAGGGTCAGCTTCAAGTACAACAGGAGTTATTCCGTCAGCTGTTGAAGCTGCAACTAAGAATGGTACTCTGTTTGCATCTCTTGGTGTTGAATATGGTGAACCGCTTCTGCTCATAAATAAAAAATGCCCTCCTATTGGGGCTTGCTTATTTGCCTAAAGATATTATATCATTAATCCTCATATAATGACTTAGTTGAATGAAATCTTCTTTTTTCAATATCTAGTTCCTGTTTCTCTAGTCGCATAGCATCTCTTTTGGCATCAATGCTTTCTTCTTTTTCTTTAAGTTGCATAAGTTTACCAGATATATCATGTTCTATATCTTTATATTCTTTAGCGACAAAACTTACTTTTTCAGATAAATTTTTAAGTTCACGTTCCATTCTATTTTTGGCTTGAGTAGATTCTATTATCTCTTTATCAAGATTATCTTTAACTGAGTTATTGTGAAATATTTCTTCGTCTAGTTCGTGTTGAATAGTGGCTTTTGAATTTTTAAGTTCTTGTATTTCTTTTTCTAAAGCTGAATATTCATATTGTAAATCAAGTATTTTTTCATTACCTGATTTAATATTGATATCTATAAGTTCTTGTTGCTGTTTGTAATAGCTGTTTTGAAAGTGTATTTCATCTTTGATGTGAGCTAACTCTTTTCTAAATTCAACAGTTTTATCACGTACATCTTCACGTTTCTTTTCACGGTTTTCTATGTCTGCACGTAAATCTGAATAGTTCTGTAATAAAGATGTATAATCATTTTGTTTAATAACTAATTCACGTTCAGTTTCTTTTATTTTGTTTTCTGTATCTGTTAATTTCGTTTCAAATGCTTTAATGCGTGCTTCATAAACAGCCAATGTTATTGGCGCTTCTTCAAGTACTTTTAATTTGGCGTCTAGGTATTCCTCCCTAGCGTCTAATTCTTTATTTCTTTGCTGGAGCTTGGCTTGTTGCAGGCTCATCTCTTTTAACCTCGTTAAATATTGGCTTTTCAACACCTAAAAATATCTTGTCAATCATTTGTTCAGCCATCAATCCATCATTCCAGTTAAATGAAAGCGCTTCTGTACTCTTTCTTTCGCCTCGGTCAAGTATTCTTTTCTTAGCTACAAGCTTCTTGTAAAGACCTTCAATAAATAAGTCAGCGTTATCACCTTGTATAACTTCGCTTGCACCTGCTGGCATAGTCCATAACTGTTCATTACCAGGGATTTTTGCAGAAAAATCAGTTGTAAAACGTGTTCTACCATCAGTTACACGTACTGCACCGTTGTCAGTAAAGTAAGTTTCTTCTCCGTTACTAGGGAAATACTGCCAATCAAATGTTTCGTTGTCTATGTTAATAACTCTCACGTGGTCTGTTGGTGCGTAACGTTCTCTTAAACGTTCTCTAAAAGGAATATTCTCCTTTACTGAAGTTGCTGTTGGTTCATTTTTTTGTTGTGGGTCGACTTGAGGCATCGTTGTCTCCTTGATAGTTATTAATTACTTCAGTAAGTATTTCGTACTTACCCTTCAAATGATTCAATTGATTAGCCACCCATTGAGGATTAGATAGGTTATTGTAGTTTTCTTCAATTTGTGACTTCATTTTGTTTAAGTCATCTATGTTCATGTCTGGATTATAACACACCCTAGAAATAAAAAAAGCCCCGAAGGGCTAATTCTTTTTGTATTTGTTTTAACTAATTGACAAGTCAGCCGGAAATAATATACCTGCACCACTTACATAAGGTGATTCTAATCCGTAACCTACAATTTGCTTATCAGCATCTTTTGTTGGGTCAGCACCTGTTACATAACCTGGATTACCAGAAGTTTTAGTTAACACTAACGAAAATCCTTGTGGAATTTGTCCAGTAGTAACTGTAGTACCGTTCCAGTAGTTATTGTCGCTAGTTACTAAAGCTCTACCAGCAGTTTGTACCCAACCATATTGGTTAGCTCCCATAGCAACAGTTGTTACCCCAATTTGATGCTTGTTTGTTGTTGAACCAGCTTGGTTGGCTGCATAATCTGTTACAACGTTATAATAAAGACTGTAACCTAAATTGACTATTGAACCAGCTGGAACAGCTAATACAAGAGGTGATGCAAGATTTATTGTAGTAATACCATTGGAAGCCGCTGGTGTGTTACCACGAATCCTATAGCTAGTACCTTTACCAGTACCAGTAATTATATCTACTTCACCATCTTGTAAATCGTTAAGACCTAAAGCTGTACCATTGAGTTGTACTTTTAATTCGTACACTCCCTGTCCAACTGTAGTCGCAGAAGCAGCCGCTACTGTTAATCCTACGAGATTGCTTGTGTATGGAGTACACACAACTAGGCCAGCAGCTACTGGACTTGCACCAACTTTAACATATCGAAACACACGACCATCACCTGTTTGACCAGTTGAACCAAGAAAATCCTGTTTGTCGTTTGTGACTACCCTTAAGTCAACGCTAGTGAGTTCCCTACCAGCCTGTTGCATATATTCTCCTTAGTTTTATACTAGAATACTCTAGCGTATGTACATGCTGTTGCCGATGAGAAAACAAATCGGAAACAACCTTGTCCACTTGTACCTGAAGGAACAGTCATAAGACCAAATGTAGGTACACCGTAAGTTGCAACCTGAGCTACTGCTGAAGCGGTCATTCCTGAACCAGCTGTTACTGTAACTGTGTTAGCACCTGCTGTGTTATCTATGTAAAGGTCAAATACTGAACCTGCTGTTGCACCTAGCTGTGTAGCTAGAGCTGTAGCTGAAGGTAAAGTAATTCCTACTGCTGCGGCTGAAGTAGATGTAATGTATCCACTTGCAACCTGTACAGCTGTAACTGTTGCTGTAGCGTTAATAGCTACTGAAGTATGGTTTTGAGTGCTAGCACCTGATACCAATGGTCCAGTAGTAGAGATACCACCAGCACCAACGCTTAGGGTAGCTGTAGAGCCACCCGCTGCGATACCAACGTTTACGTTTTTGTTAGTGTTTAAGCCATCCATTCGAACGACTTGAACGTACTTCTCTAATAGGCGATTTCTATTTGTTATTGCCATAAGTACCCCTCCTTAAAAGGATATTAGTTAATGTTCAAGAATACTGGACCACTTGATGATGCTGAAATAGCAGCGTGTGTGTATCCAATAATTGGGCTTGTTGAAGCAGTTGCTTGTCTTACAGAACCACCTACAGTTACACTTTGTCCAATTGCAGTTCCAACAGCGATAGTACCAACTGCGTCGTTCTTGACGTCAACAGGTCCAGCAGTTTGTACCCAACCGTAGTTAGTTACAGAAGCTGTGTTAGGAACAGGCATTACTGTTACACCTACAGGGATATCAGCTGTTCCTGATGTGTTTACTGAGCTGTAAATGCTTGGGTTTAGGTTAACTGTGTCAGTACCAGGTACTAATGCAGTTGTGTGTCGCATAGCTTCAGCTAGGTAAACTGTGAAAGTTGCACTACCAGCTGCTGCTGTGTTTCCTTTAACTCTATATAAGTATGAGCTAGTAACACCAGCTGCACCTACTAATACTTCGAGGTAACCTTCAGCAAATTGGTCTTGAGTGATTGCAGTTGAACCGTTAGTTATAACGATTGATGTTGCACCTGTAGCTAAGTTAGCTGCAGTTTGTCCACCTGTACCAGTTGCTGTGATTGTTAGACCTTGATAACCAGCTGTTACTGCTGCAGCAACAACTAATTGGCCTGAGTTGATTGTTGATGTACCACCGAAAGATACGTATCGATATTTTCGACCGTCTTCAGTCATTCCTGTTGCACCATACTGTACCTGCTTTGAAGTAGATAGAGTATTGATGTCTTGTTCTGTTAATGTTCTAATTCCTACATCCATGATAAATAATCCTTTCTATCAAACCTAGTTTGAAGTAATACCAGTTAGTTTACCGTTTCTTCGAGGTTGTCTGTGGATTAAGTTACCCATAAGAATCAATAGACCTACTTCACCATACTGGTTAACAGGAGCGATTAATTCTCTGAATTGCCATGCACTTGGGAATGAAACATCTTTGTAGAAACCTTCAGTAACTTCAACAGTTGAAGAAATCTGACGTAGGCTTGAGTCTACTAGTCTCTTAAATTCCATGTAGTATTCGTTTAGCCAGAAGAAAGTCTGTGAAGTACAGTTATCATCTGCAACTAAAGGACGTGCACGGTAGCTAATAGCGTTGAATCCAGCAAAAGCTGAAGTCTTTTCACCAGCTGGGCGAGTTTGTCCAACAGGAGTTCCACCATCTACTCGGTCGTAACCTTGTATTTGAAGAGTCTCGTATCGAGCACTTACCATAGGCTGAATTAGACCTTCGATGTAAGTCCAGATAGTCTTAGTAGTAAGACCAATAGTAGGGCTTTCCATTGAAGAACTTGCAGCTGAAACGTTGTCAAACTCAGATGACAAGTAGTCAAGAGTAATGATTCCGTTAGTTACTGCAGTAACATCAGCGTTAATGAAGGTGTTAGTGCTTCGTGTGATACCAGCGTAAGAGCTTGAGTTAGTACCATTGTCTACAATTAGTCCAAGACCATCGAAGTCTTTTCCTGAACCTAGACCGTAAGCAATCTGACCAACAGACTGCAAAGCAGAAATCTTAGCTTCGTCAAGACGAGTCTTGAGCAACATAAGAACTTGCTTCTCGTTGTTAGCGTTTACTGCTCGTTCAATACCAGGTACTACAACTGACTGTTCGTAAGCTGCAAGATACCAAGTCATAAGACGAGTGTTGTTAGTGGCTGCCGTTGGGAAAGTATCCATACCTGAGAAAGAACCACCAGTTGTACTGTTAGCAATTTCTATAGGTTGTGCTTCGTATACACCCTTCCAAGAACCAGGCTTGGAAAGAACACGAGCTAGGAATACGTTCGAGTTGTTGATTTGGTCAACAATTGAAGGCAGTATGTCTTGATAGGTTATGTCTGCGACCCTATCGGTGAATACCATTCCGGCCATATTATCTCCTTTATTAGTTTGTTACATCTGGCCTAATAAAAAAACCCTCACAAGGAGGGCTTAATAATTTGCCTAGATAATCCTAGTATAGTTTATTTATTTTTTACTTGCAACTATTTTTTTAAGAGGTTCTTTAGACTTAAGCTTTTCTATTTCACTTTTAATAATTAATAGTTCGCTTTGTAAATTTTCCATTATATGTGTGTTTGCAAGCCTTTTTCTACCAAGTATTGCGTGTAGCTCTTCGTAAGCTTCTTTGTATTTATCTTTGTGTATAGATAATCTAATTTGTTCAGAGATGTGCTCTGCTTCTTCACGAGTTATTAATCCAAATTCTTCTAACGCTGCTATCCACCAATTGTGCATAACTTTCCTTTCCTACCAATCAAGGCTATCTATTAAATTGTCTAAATCTCTACTAGTCATACCAGGTTTTACACGTGGTCTGCTAGGTGTTTGAGAATCACTTCCTTTAGCTTTAGTTGTACGCTTAGCTAGATTTTGTCTGGCTGCGTCTTCCTTTTGTAGCTCTGTGTCCATCTTATCAGGGTTTTGGTATTTGTACATACGAAATGCTTCTTCAAATCCAATGTGCTTATAAGGTCGACCAGCGTTGTACTCGTTTAAGTATTTCTGATTAAGTTCTTCTTTAAAAGCCAAGATGTCATTTGCAAGTTTAACTCCTGGGTCATTATCAAAGTCCTTAGAGTTAGGTTGTGCTTTAAATTTAGGTAACTCACCTTTTCTTTGTAAGTCACCAATGTCTTGTCGGTCTGCGTTGTCTTCTCTTAACTTAAACTCTTGAGCTGATTTGTTAGTTTCTTGTGAACGATAATCATTTACAAGCTTTTCAGCTTTCTGTTCGTTTAAATTATCACGTTTCATCGCAATAGTAAGTTCACTCTCGTTTTCGTATTTAAATCCAGCAGGTAACTGTTCGATTGTGTATATGTCAAATGATTCTACCTTGTCACTTCCGGGTACAGTACCTCGAACTTTAAAAGTAGATATGTTGTCTAATACAAATTGTTGTTCTGGAGTTAGTTGGTTGTTAGCTGGTGTCTCTTGTGTTGAGTTAGATGGGACTTCTTCTTCGTCTTCATCATCTTCATCTATAGAGTAACCCTCTTCAGAGTCGCTTTCTTCACTATCCTCGCCTGTTTCATCAGATTCTTCTGCGTCTTGGACTTCTTCAACTTGCTCAGTTGATTCATCCTTTTCTTCTGCAGCCTCTTCATTCTCAACTTCAGGTTTAGCATTTTTAGACTCCTCTTTTACTTCGTTAATTGGTGTTAGATTGTCATCTAAACTATCTAACTTAGCTTGTAGTTCCGGTGTAGCACTAAAACCGGGCACATTCATATCATTAGCCATAATTCCTCCTTGATGTCAGTATATCACATTAAACGGGAGGTAAAACACTAGGGTTGCCAGTGTTAGGAATTTGTGGATTGGCTGGGTTTGGTAAATTGGTTCCTGAGAATATAGAACCGCCCAACATAGCCTGTGAAGCGCCTGGAGCCATAGGTATATTACTCTGTGGACCCATTGGTGGCATCCCCTGTGGTGGCATACCTTGAGGTGGCATACCTTGAGGTGGCATACCAGGAGCGCTTGGTGGACCAGGATTTAACTCTTGTTCAGTAGGTTGACCGGGGTTGTAAGGCTGTAATGGTACTTTTGGACTCAAATTCATGACGTTTTCTTCGCCCATTTGGTCTAATGCCATGGTAGTTTCTAATCTGAGTAGCATTTCATCTACAAAATCAAGGTAAGCTTGCTGTTTTGTCTTGTTGAGCTTCATAAATTCGTCTCTAACCATCAATTTTCTGAGTGAAAGTACGTATTCTTTAGTTACGTGGTCAGGTTCCATTGGTTTTTTGCCATTTATAATCTCTACGTATGCTACGTAAGCCTTAGCTTCATCAATTTCATCAAGTCCATCACGTGCAAGAGCCATTGGGTCAACTTTTTGCTTAGCCCAGTTGTCGTAAAGCTTCTGTGGGTTCTGTAAATGGAGTAATTTGTAAGCATCAAGTAGTGAAATTGAAGCACCCATCTTAAGAAGTTGTAATACGACTGCTTCTTGTCGGTGATTATCAAAGGCAAGTGAGGTTCCGCCCTTTACATTGATAGCCATTCCGTTATCAATAAGGTCTCGGTGCATTGTAATATAATCAAATTCGCCATCACCACCGTTGTATACAAAGAAATGTCGTTCTGAGTACCATACAACCATCATCTGTACTAAGTATTGGAAGTAAGCGTTCATAAAACGGTCTATGGAACGTACATATAAGTCCTGTCGACCTGAAGCTTGATTCTTCTTCATCATTGACTGACCTAAAGTTTCACTTGTTGTATCTCCGTCATTAGAACCAGTAAATTCAGAAGGGGTACCCATTATAGAATGGATAGTTGTACGCTGGTCCATTTTATCTTGGAATAAGAACTGTGGAATTTCAGGAGGTGGTAGTCGGAAGATTACGTCTTGTGCTCTCACGTTAGGTGGTGGAGATATAACTATTCTTTGGTTAGGGTCATCTGTAAGGTCTTGTACGTCATCTTTACTCATTCCACTCTTGGTGTCAATTACTAGAATACCGTTTGCCTTGTCAGCGACTTCCATTAATTGTCGACCACGCTTGTTAAGAATGATTTGTACTTTGGAAGCTTGTTCTACAGAAGATGTGTAATCAATCCAGTGTTGTCCATCGTTATCAAAGTTAAGTGGGATAAATGGTTTCTTTGGTAAATCAATAAAGTTCTTTTCGTTCTTTGAATAGATGTAATGTGGGTTTCGTGATTTTTCAAGCACTAAGTTCTGAAAGTAATAGACGAGAGCTTGGTGTGGTTCAAAATCTTTATCGTAGTGAGTTAACCATACTTCTCTAACTACCATAATTTGGTCTAGCTGTTTAGAAGTACCTCGTACAATACCAGCTTCTGAATAAATAGCTTTCTTTTTCTCGGGCCAACGATTAACCATTTCATTAACTGACATTTTGACGTTCCTACAAATAAAATCAGGGTCTTCACCCATCTTGGCGTTCTTATCAATAATAACTTCTTCTGGGTTCAAAGCTATTGGAATAATCTCACCGTTCTTACCGTAGTTAGGGTCAAACTGGAAGTAAATCAAACCTAATCGTTTATTGAGTACGTTCTTAACGCTAGTTTCTAGTAATTGCTGTAGGTTTACTTTAGCTGAGTGGGCTACACATACTCTTTCAAGGTCTAAAGCGAATTGACGAGCTTGTGGTGAGTCCTGAGCTGGAGAAACTTCTGGTGATGGAGTGTTAGCTGTTAAGTAAGCTGTAATAGCTTGTTCTGCTACATAGATTTGGTTTTCTACGTAAGGTGTCTGAAACCTATAGAGTGAACGCACGTCATTTTGTTTACCTAAGTAAAAACGCATAGCTTCGTTACGAGCTTGTCTCAAATTAAAACCATCTGGTGCATCCCAATAGCCAATAGAGTCATCTATACGATTGTCTAAGTTCTTAATAATTTGATTGTCGGGAATGTCTATTGACAAAGGAGGTAGTTGGTCTATCTGTCCACTAGGAACATCACTTAAGCGGTCTACCTTAGTGTCATTTAACGGAGGAGCGGTTTGCTCGTAATCCCAATTATTTGCCATTCTTCATTTTTCCCTTTTTAGGAGTTTTAACTTCAGATTCAGAAGATTGCATTAAGCCAGGAATACCGGGTTTAGGAATAGACAAGTCATTATACTTGCGGTGCTGGTGTTGCTTTCCTTTATCGCTTCTTTGGACTTTGCGAATTACTTTCTGTTTCATCAAATCTTGTATTGTTGCCATAAAAAAAACCCTTCATGAGGGCTCCTGTTTAATTTGCCTAATTTCATTATACATCATTGAAAAAGTATTTTATAGCGATTTTTACAAGAGTGGCAGACGATTTCAATATATTGTTGTGATGGTGAGTACGTATCCCAGCCAAGCCCTATGTCGTTGGAAATTGTAATTTCATGTGTGTTAGCTCTAAACAAAGTTCTACCACATCCGCACTTAAATTTTTGAGGTCTTTCGACTGGCGCAGGAAACAACTTAGCGTGAAATATCATTAAAATATTCAAAACCATTCTCCCATCTCTCGCTGTTCACGAGACACACGTTTTAATATCTCTTCTAAGTCTATATGAAAAGCATCTGCAGTACCATCCTCATTTACTACGAAAGATTTTTTCTTAGCGTCTGGTGGAGCTATTGTGACTACACCAGAAGTTCTTTCTTTAGCGTATGTGTAAGTTTCTAATGCGTAGCGTAGTGCGTCTAACAGGTGGTCGTTGCCGCCTTCTGGTTGATTAATAATCTTGCCGTCTTTGTCAGTTTTCCATAAGTAGTTTCGATATTCCTTGAGTAAATTTGTACTCTTCTTAGTGACGGAGATACGCTGGTCTTGTATGTATGAGATTCCTTGTAAGATAGAACCTCTACCTTTCTGAGCCGGAACAATTGGTATACCGTAACTTCCAATTTCGTCAATAGATTTAGGTTCAGCTGAGTCAGCATACACAAGCGTTTCAGGGTCGTTTGTAGAATCTAAAAAGTCAGCTATGTCTTTGTTGCTTAATCCTTTCCTGTAGAGAACTTCGTTTAATATAAGTCCTCCATTGTAGCGGTAGATATCAATAATAGCTGTAGGGTCGTTTGTATATCCAAAGTCCAATCCTCGCCTTTCGAGTTTGGCTTCGTGAGGTATGTGGTCAATAATAGCCCAGTCTTTGTAAATACGAGACTCAACTTCACCAAGCTGTCCTAGACCGTATACAAGCCACCAGTTTTTGTTGTGTTTGTGTGACTCAATATCCTGAACAATTGAATCGTCTAATCCTTCATTGTCCTTGTAAGTAATTGTAAGAAAGTCTACGTCATAGTGTGGAAGGATTTCGGTATACCACCAGAACTCGTTAGTAGGGTTCCAGTCTAGCCAAATAGTCTGACGGGTACGAACTCGGAGTTGGTCAAACTCTTCATACCCAATGTTGTTGGCTTCGTTCATAAAAAGCACATCACGTCTTGGTCCTCTAACTTTACCTGGCTGGTCTGCACTAAAAAATTCTATGCGTGAGCGGTTTGAGAAAGTATACGTGAAATCAGTCTTAGACCATTCATCATCTTTGTAATAGTTAGTATCCTCCATAATAGAAAGAAAGTCTCTCATAGCGCCCCTACGTAAGTGAGGAAAAGATTCTGAAACAACTGAAATAAGAATCCCAGGATTAGTCTGTGCTTGGTCTATTAAGATTTGAAGTATCGAAATAGTCTTCCCAGCTGAGGTCCCTCCGGCTATCCCCCTAATTCTTTTGTCTAGCTTAAGCAGTTTAGTTGTAGCCGATGTTTGGATGTAGTTCATAAATTTAACCTTACACCACCAGACGACTCAATTTCAACCCCAAACAGGGGTAACGTCGCACAACATATAATGTACGACTAGGACTAACAGGGGTAGGCATATACTAGGCAATAGACTTGACAGTTTGCATAGGGGTAGGCTAAGACAGTTTATATAATCCCGCAATTTTCGATACCTTAACAGGGGTGCGCATAAAAGCCTATTATACCATATTATTCAGGCTTAACAGGGGTGGCTTCAATAACCTTATTACTAAGCCCACCTAGTATTGGCTTGACAATGTGGGTATTGTCGACCTGTTTAGAGTCCTTATACCCGTATTTATTCTTAAGTACGAATATAGCCATGGTTGTGTTGAGTTTATTAGCTAACGCCCCTGTAACTAACCTATGTTCTAAGATAGTTTCTATTCTTAGCATTGTATCTAGTACCGGCTTATTATCTAGGTTGCTAGACTTGAATTCAGACCACTTATGAGCATTTATACCTCTGTTGGCTAGCGATTGACCTATAAAAACTATGCTCTCATCTTCTAATACTTCTAATTCAATGCTTTTTATTATTGTAGTAACATTATCAGGTAAGTATCTTCTTTTTATCTGTTGTTTGCTCATATAGGGTTATTATAGCATTTATTCTACTAATGTACTTATCCACAATTTCTAATCTGTTATTGTATGAAACTAATATAAAAGTATCATTTTGTATATAAATAGTGTTGACATGTACATATCGTAGATGTATATTAATAGTATTAGCGCAAGCTAAAGCACCAACCTACAACTTAGACAACAGCCACTAGGCAAGACAGAGCTAACACAGGGTTACAGCTAAGCAAGCTAAGAAACTTAACAACTAATAAAAACAAAAAAGGGTAACATGTATATAAAACACTATACAACACCAAACAAGTACAAGTTTATAAAAATAAAAAGAGGTAATAAATGAGTAATAAATTAAAAGACAATCTAATAAATACAGGGTTAGTAATCTTATTTATAACAATGTATATAATATCAAGTTTTTGCAACTAAAGGGGTACAGCATGAAGTGGATAAATTCTCAAAATGAATTAAAAGAGTTATATAAACAAAATAGAGTTATGGTTTATGACTATAAAACTTTATACCAAGTGAATTACAGCATGGCGCAACAGCAATATTATGTTACTAAGATTAAAACAACCGGCGACAATTCAAAATATACTATAAGAGGTCGCATATTAGCAGTAACACCTGAGGAAGTTAAATAATTAATAAGCGTGGCTAGCGCTATATCTAGCCAGAATAGGGTTAAAATGAGTATAGAAATTAAACACATAGAAACAGTAATAAGCGCTTTTATCTTAACTGATGATATGACCGGCGTAACTAATATAATATTTTACTAAGGGGGTAAACTATGGATAATTACAAAACACTTGCTTTAGGGCTTATAAATGACCATATAGATGATGTTCAAGCGTGGGATAAAAGCAAAACTAGATTAGATATATTAAATGACTTGCTAGACGATACACAAAACGTATTTGGTAACTTAGACGGTTCAAGAACTTGCAACACGTGGGAAGCGCAACAGTTTATAAATGATAGTGGCGCAATATGGGATGATGACATTAGAGACTTATTTAATGATATAGACCAAAACTATTTTGTTGAAACACTTGCTCGAGGTGCTGAGACTTTAGACGTTGTTATTCTTGAATTGCTAGCGCCTCAAGTTATAAAAGAAGAAATATATAATATTCTTAAAGTATTAAGCGACTAATTAAATAGTGCTAGGCATCACTTTAAAATGCCTAGATAGGGATAATATGAATTTATATTTAACAGTATTTGAACGAATAGATGCCGACCCGGATTGGTTTACTTGGACTAGTGAAAATGAGCCAACAGATAATCAAGAACTAAAAAAGATAAAACAACATTTAAAAGAAAATGAGGACGAATCAGAAATAGGCGATTATTGGACTAATAGAATATCAGAGGTAGACGGTTATAAAATTAAACTAGTAAAGGAAATAAAATAATGAGTGATAGAGTCATAAGAATTAGCGAAGAACATTATAAAAGATTAAAAGCCTACTCAATTAAAAATAAGCGTACTTTAAAAGCATGCGTAGAAATAATGATTGATAGAGTAGCGCTATGATAATACTAGAAATATTGGGCGCTTATTTAACAGGTACTTTAATTGCTTATATTATAACTTTTAAAAATTAGGCATCAACAGCCCTTATCCCGTAGCTAGGATGAGGGTTGAAATATGACTTTAATTTTAAGATAGTGGCTCTTAATGTGTAACACAGATGGCAATAGCTTCGTATTTTTAAACGCTATCCACTATCACCATCAGCATTAGGCTAGGTTGTACATTAGGGCTATCGCACAGAGCCTAGACTTATCACACACTATAAGGCTATCCGACCGAGAGCATATCTAAAGTTTTGAATAGTGCTATAAACTATTTTATTAAAGTATTTTTCCTATTGACATTTAATTTTTAGATTGCTAACATATTTATATTAAACAGTAGCAAGCCCCTAGCAATAGGGGTTTTTCTATTATCAAACAGTAACAATAGTTAATATTTAAACTATCACAATTAAGCATTTAAGTCAATTAAAAAGAGCCGGTAAAATTAAGAAAATCCGGCTCAATTATAAATAGGGGGTGTGTATGCACACATTCGCATTATAACAAAAAAGCAAGCTCTGTAAAGAGCCTGCTAAACGAAAGACGCCTTTATTTTGAAGGCATTTAAATTATATCATAACTAGGGCTTATCGTAATAATTTAAGACTTACACCTTTAAGGTTGCGACCCTAGTAATTAAATAATAACTTATACACAGGTTTAGTCAATATTTAACATTATTAGTATTGACATTAACGACTTGTTGTAGTAGTATGTAGTTATGGTTAAGTTAAGGCTTGACCAAGTACCAAATACAATTTTCCACTCCACGAAAGGGGGCTAGGCTAATTTATAGAGTTTATAGCCCCTGATTAGTCTAGTAGAGATTGAGTTAGGTAGGTGTTAAATAAACGAAAGGAGCTTTTATGAAGTTGCACTATGATTTTTTCATAGGTATATTTCTAGGCATTATAATTCTTGACTATTGTAAGTTAAGAATAAATAGCTGGAAAAATATAAAATTTAGCCACGATGCTAAAGATAAAAAAAAAATTAAGTCAATGAACAGAAAGTCAGATTTAATTTTAAGTCAGTTTGAACAGGGTTTAATATGAAAATAAACGTTACATATATACCAAGTGTTCATAAAATAGAAGTAATTAAGTTTGATTGGGAAAACTTCTTTAAGACTTTAATAGAAGAAGAAATGAGAAAACGAAATGAACTCTATTGATGAAGTAAACTCTGTTATTGATGAAATACTAGAGTTGCAAACTAAACAATCAGTTTTAATAAATAGGTTATTAGATGAAGTATATAGATATGTGGAAAATTCACAGAAAGTTAGTTAAGTTAAATAAAATAGTAGAAAGTATGATAAGGGAAATAAATGAGTGATATAGCTTTTAGTTACATGTTTTTAGTAGGGGTAGGATTGTTTACTTTAACAGTAGCTTTAGTAGTTATATTCTTAATGTTCTGTTTTAAACTATTTAAAGTAATTTTAAGAAGGATTGGCAAATGGTAATATTCTTACTTTTAGTAATTGTTTTCTTGCTGTTTGCTATATTAGGCAAATGATACAAGTAGTAAACACCGGCACCGGTGAAATTGAAGAGTACTCTGACGAAACTCCAGAAGAGATTATGGAGAGTTGGAGACTAATCACCGACCAAATTAAGATGCTAGAAAGAGCTAAAGAGAAGCTTAAAAAGAAAGTACCGGCTATTGTAGACAACAATGGTGTATATGAACATGGCAAGTACCGGTTCAAAATAAGCTCCGTACAGCGTTTTAATTACGATAAAGCAGTAATGAGACAAGTATTTGATGAAGACCTCTTAGACACGCTCCTGAAGCCTGATAAGACCTTAATTGATACGTACATTAAAGATAACTTAGCAGATTTAGGCGAAGCATCCACTTTATTAAGGCAATCAATGTTAGAAGAAGGATTAGCTTACCAAGTTGTTAAATTAGAGAAAGTGAGTAGAGATGACTGACCAAGAGTATTTTGAGAACTTTAAGCCCGGTAATCCAGATTACTTCCAACCACCATGGGAAGATGAATTGATACCAATACCAATAAACTTGGAAGACCCACCATTTTAAAGGTTTAACATGAGAATCGGCAGGTTTACAGTAGTACAGAAGTTTGAGATATGGTCGCCTCGCTGGCATGATATGTGGGTAAATGGCGAAAAGAAAAAATCTCCAGTAATACTATTAAATAAACATAAAGTCGGTTTTCATAACGAGATAGTTTTTACTAAAACAAAAGCTGAGAGATTTAAAGGTAGCTGGTATATAACCGGAGAACACGCAAAACAATTTAATATAGGCTCGAATGGTGTAATAGAATGTTACGAAATACCATTTGACGCATTAGAACCATTAGAAAGGGTTTAATATGAAAACATTTGTAAAGATAATAAGTTGGATAATGATGATTGTAGCAATAATAGCTTTTATTGGTTTGCTAGCATCACCAGATGACACGAGTAAAGCGCCTGGATTGTTTTTAGGAGCGGCAATATTTATTCAATCAATATCAACAGTAATTTATTTTGAAGGAGAAGAGAATGGCAGGAACTAAAGCTGGCGGACTTCGAGCCGCACAAACTAACAAAGCAAAGTATGGAGATGACTTTTACGCTAACATAGGTAAAAAGGGTGGAACTAATAGTAATACCGGTGGATTTGCTAACGACACAAAGATTGGTAAAGACGGACTAACCGGAAGACAAAGAGCAAGTATAGCCGGTGCCAAAGGTGGTAAAGTAAGTAAAAGAACTAAGAAGGAGATTAAGTAATGCCAATATTAAACAACGTTAAAACTGTATGGGTAGGCGATGACGCTTTTGACATACCCGGAACTAACTTAACTATCTTTACTATTAAGCTAGAAGTAGACGGAGAAAGACTTATCCACAAGACAATGAGCGATAAGATAGCCACAGAGGGTTGGACTGGAGATGTAGAAGTCTATACTAACGACAAAGGTAAAGAGTACGTAAGACAAGCCCCTAAAGAAAACACTTTTACTCCTAGTGCTGGTAAAGCATGGCAACCCAAAGATGATAAGAACATCACACTAGGATTAGTATTTAAAACCTTTTGTACTATTGAGGGTATGCTTCCACAGAAACCAGAACACTGGAACTACATTAAGAAAGCCACTGTAAAGCTTATTGAGATTGGTAACGAACTCAAAGGCAAAGAAGAAGTAGTGGCAGAACCAGCAAAAGTATCGGGTTATGAGAAAGCTAAGCAAGTAGCAGAGACTATAAAGCAGAAAACTCCTATTGATGATTGGGGTAACATGGACATCATAGAATCGGGCGAACCCATTAATTTAAATGACATACCATTTTAGGAGTTAATATGGATAAGAAGAACGTAAAGAAGTTTAACAAAATAGTTATGGGAAGTAAGATTGACAAAGCTGAATACGATAAAGAACTTGGATTATTCATAATATTTTTAGATAATGATAATGTAATAGTATTTAATACAGGTTCAGTCGCAGTAGCAAAGAGGTAACATGCCGAGTTATTATGAAAACTTAGTCGCAAAGATAGGCGAAGAAAAAGCCCGGGAGCAAATGAAAGCTATCCGGGCAAATAGAAAAGTCAATAAAGGCGGTGGTTTTAATAATCCTGAAGTTATTAAGAAAGCATTAGAAACAAGGAGTAAAAAATGGAAAACATAAGATGGGTAGAATTTCCAGAAGACATGGAATTTGGAGACTGCATCATACACAATGAGTTTGAAGAACGGGATTATGAGTAAAGTAGAAAAACATCACGTTCTTTATCCCAATAGGTTATGGGGAGCATTTGATTCAGGCAGAAAGTTAAGACAGACTCCTGAACTTATAGTTCCTCTCTATCATGGGGCGCATCAAAGAATACATGCACATCTTGAGCAAGTACCAATACCAGATACTTTTACACTTGACAGGGTTGTCAGAGATTACAGACCAATACGAGATAACCCAGTGTATAGTATTTACGCATTACAAAAGTCTATACATGAAGCAGTAAACTTTAATGCCAGAGCATCTAAGGTTGCCAGAGAAGTTGGCATGATAGCTTGTGAGGCATTAGAGATGCAAGTAACAACAATAAAAGAAGGATTAGCAACGTTATGAACTTAAATAATAAATTAAAGGAGAATAATATGAGTAAAACAACTATAAATGAATTAGAAATAAACGGACAAACTTATGTACTTAAAGGTACAGACAATAAAAAATCCGAACAATTAAATGGAATGGACTTTGTAGTAGTCCGCACCTATAGTGCTGGAGTATTTGCAGGTTACCTTAAAAACCGAGATGGTAAAGAAGTGCATTTAGTAGACGCTATCAGATTATGGTATTGGGACGGGGCAGCTTCTTTGAGCCAATTAGCTACAGATGGAGTAAGCAAACCTAATAATTGTAAGTTTGCTGTACCAGTAAATGTAACATTGACCGAAGCAGATGAAATTATAGAAACAACTGATAAAGCACGAGAGTCAATTCAAGGTGTAAAGTCATGGGTAGTTTAACAGAATTAAATACTGAAGATATTGCTTTTGGCTATGACTCTGGCTCTGGCTATGGCTATGACTCTGGCTCTGGCTCTGGCAATGGCTATGGCTTTAGCTCTGGCAATGGCTCTGGCTATGGCAATGGCTATGGCTCTGGCTCTGGCTCTGGCAATGGCTCTGGCTATGGCAATGGCTATGGCTCTGGCAATGGCTATGGCAATGGCACAGGAAAAGGATAGCATTACTATGACTCAGAGAAGTGAACACGGTGGCGGTGAAGCTGCCATACAAAGGGAATCAATGGAGGCTTATGCCTACAATAACGAGAAGAGAGACCGCAAGCTGGGTAAAACAGCAGTTAAGCCTTATGTGGCACCTCCATTTGGAGATTTGCCATACTCAAGGGACATGTATTCACCAAGTAATCAACAAAGGGAGTATAGTCGTGAAGAAACCGACAGTAGCACAACTCAAGAAGAAAGCTGATTTATACTTTAGTCGTTATATCCGGTATAGAGATTCCACCAAGCGTGGCGAAGAATACTGGGCTCAATGTATAACATGTGATAAGTGGTTGCCTGTAAAACAGATGCACGCAGGACACTTTCAGTCCAGAAGATATTCTGCTACTAGATATGATGACGAAAATGTAAACGCTCAATGTGCTGGTTGCAATACTTACAATCAAGGGGAACAGTTTAAATACTCTAAAGCCCTTGAAATGAAGTTTGGGGATGGGACAGCAGATAAATTACAAAAAAGGGCGCAAGAGTACCATAAACTAACTATTCAAGAGTTAGAAGACATAATTAAAGAAGCTAAATATAATATCAAGTTCTATGAATCTTAGGTTCAGATTCTAGTTTTTCGTACCTTAATACAAATCCCTCAAGTATGTTACTCAAAATCCCGGCTAAAGCCTTTGTTCCCTTTGTTTAACTACTCTATTATATCATTCATCATAATTCTTAGGACAAATTCAGCCGCTTGTTGAGCAGGATATTTAGTGTGTATAATCATCACTTCTTCTCCGAGAGTATCTAGTAACATATCAAAGTCTTCTCCAAGTTGTCCTCTAGTCCACCAGAAGTCACCTGAATCATCTCTGTCATCTATTACTACTAAGCAATCAAAATCATCATCTGTGTCATTTAAATAGAACGCACAATTAGTTTGATTAAGCTGTTCGCAAAACTCTCCAAGTTCATCAAATGCTTCTCCCCATACAGATAGTCTGCCTATTTCTTCTGGATGCCTTGCAAGCCATGCGTCATGCCAATCTATACCTCCGTAGGTAGGTAGGTATTCACGAACATTGTCTTTATTCTGTCCGAATTCCATTTGACCCACGAAACTTCTCCATATCTATACCTTCTTGTAACCGGTATACTTTTAACATTAAGCTCTGGACTATACCTTGATGCTTCTGTATTTGTTCAATGAGTCCATTTCTAACAATAATCATTTCGTCTATATGAGAATCTTCAAATCCCTCAAGTTGAGGTTGTACAAGTTTTTCTTTAATAAAATTAGCAGCAACATCAGGAAATTCTTGATGTACTTCTACACCAAAGTATTCATTGACTGCTCGAAATATTTCTGGGTGTTGTTCTCTATTTATGCTTTCCATTATTTTTCCTCGTTAGGGACATATATTTTACCATTAAACCTAGTTGTATATCCATTGTGAGTTTGTATTGTAATCTGTTGAGTATCAAATGGTTTATCTCCGTCTTGGTAATACACAGCTCCGAGTCCATGTTGCCAGTTCTCGTGAGCAATAATAGGTTGGTCGGTCATTTCATCTATTCCGTTACCATAACTCGGTACAGCTCCGTCTATTCTTGCTAGGCATCCGAAGCTTTGTGCGATTATAAACCTAGCACCCTGAAAGTTCTTAGCAGTACGGGCAGCGTATTCGTGCCTGTGAATATGTCCAAACAAAGTAGAAGTTTCATCAGCGTTTACAAGTGCGGCAGCAGTCTTTCCGGCAGGGCGTACAGTAGAACCATGTATAGCCTTGATTCTTTCGTTTAACCAATATTGTGCGGCAGGATATCCACTCTTATATTCAACGTCTATGTCAGCCAAATTAAGTAAGAATGGTATAGTCAAAACTCTTTCAGTAGTACCGGCTTGTCTGACTCCGTGTAACTTTTCAGCGTACTGCATAATGTACTTAGATAATCTTAGTTCATGGTTCCCGGCTAGATAAACGATTTTAGTATCAGGGGCGTTAGCTCGTATTTTAGCTAGGAACGCATGAACATAATCAAGAGTTGGGTTCAGGGTTTGAGTAAACGTGGATTCCTGAGCAAATCTTCCCAACTGTGGCAGGTCTAAGTTGTCTCCATTAAGTATAACTTGGTCTGGCTTAGTATCGCGAATTATTTGTAATGCAATATCTAAAGCATTTTCATCATGTATAGGGTCAAGTGAACCATCTTCGTATTGTCTGAATCCAGCTTGAATGTCTGGTAATATGATTGCTAGTTTTTCGGCCGTAGACTTCTTTGCTGTGGATTTAATAGGTCGAATGATAGTTGGCTTAGCTTGAGAGATAAACATGTCCTCAGTAAGCTCTGTGGGTCTAGGAACGTACTGTACGCTTACTAGGTCGGTGGTTTCAAACTCACCTTCTTGGTTTTTCATATAACCTTGATACAGGTTGACACGATTAACTCTTAAAATATCGTTAGGGTCTATACCAGAACGCTCAAAGAGTTCCGCTAACTTGTCTGTTTCCGGACTTCTTTGTTCTGGTTGTTTTTCCATCTCGATTACCTTCCTAGCTTTTGCCCTATATTTATTTCTTGTTCTTCTTATTCCTTCCCAATCTAGCCAGTAATAGTGTGACTTCAATTGTTCGTTACTCATGGTTAGGAGGTTTTTTAGGTCTTGACCATCCCAATTGACCTTATATGGCTGCATAAGCCCACCTTTTTATAGATTAAAGTGTTGTTATAATACTTTTAACTACTGTGATTGCCGCAGCTAATCCTGCTGCTGCCGCTGCTACGATAGCAGACTTGCTTAATTGGTTTGGTTGTACTTGCCAGCTTGCGATGAATCCACCTACAAATGCTGAACAAATAACCCAAATGTCGTGTTGAATCTGTTGTTTAGTTGGTTTGCTTATATTGATAAAACTTGGTAACTTCATTAGTTCCTCCTTTATTTATTATTTTTTCCGACAAGATGCTCTACATCAAGTTCTGTTGAGAACCTTAGTAAATTAGTCTTGTTAGTGGAAACAAAAAGTGTGTTGTTTTGAGCTTTGAAGCCCTTAGGGTTTGCAATATCAGACTTTAATGATATTCCTGTTCCTTCTCCTCCAGATGACCAATTTGTGCTTCCCTCAAAATATAAACCTTGAGAAGCGCATATACCGCCCTTTGTATGGGAGATTTGATGAGTTGCCGATTGTAATATTGTAAATGAATTGGCGAAATCGCTGGAATTTTGTTTTTCATTGGCTGCGATAATGTTTCTTTCATGAACACCTCCTGCTTGAGATTTATCTAAACTAACCTGAACATGTATGCTAGGTATCTTAAACAAATCTAAAATTGCTTGGTTTAATTCATCGTCATCATAACCAAACATGTTTAATTTGAAACTTAACTTTTCATTTCTTATTAAGTAGAGCAATATTCCATGAACATCATCACGACCAACATAAAATAGATATCCGTCACCATAACCTGGTGTTAATTTACCTTCAGGCGTAAATTGTGCTAGTTCTTGTAATTTAGAATCATCAATCATAACTTATCCACCTTTTTATGTAATTCGTCTAATTTTTCGTGTATATCTCCGTGAGAAAGTTTCTGTTGTATTTCTTCTCTAAGAATAAGCAAAGCTACAGTAGCTGAAACTACGTTTGTGTAATTACCACCTACAAGTTCTACTATAGGCTTTTGGAATGTCATTAAGACTACGCCTAAACAAAGAAGTCCCAGTATATGCCAGCGGTTTACTGCAAACTTTATTACTGCAGGAAATAGCTTCTTGTCTAAGAAGGTTTTCATCTTATTATTGCATCGGTTCCTTTAACCCAAGCGGCTACTCTACCAAATGATTCTGTCTGAATTATGACTGCGTAATCTCCAACCCATGCTTCAATCTTGTAAGTTAGTCCACCAAATCTAGCAGGTGCTAATACACCAACTTGGTCAGTAGTGTTAGGTCGAAGTCCTGAACCCACTCGGTAAACTCTCCAGCTCTGTTCTGTTGCGGGAAAAGTAACTTGTGAACGTGCAGGTG